TGTGAAATGGGGTTATCATCTCTCAAACTTGCAGATGGATCTGCAGTTGAGGTAAAACCGTATTATGCAGCCAACATCTCTTTAAGGAATAGAGAAGCGGCGTATAATTGGCTTCGTTCTAATGGCCTAGGTGATATCATTAAAAATGAGATTACCGTTTCCTTTGGACGGAATGAAGATAACAAGGCGGCAGAGTATGCTAACCTTGCGAAGGGTCAAGGGTTTCAACCAACACAAAAGTTGAAGGTTGAGCCTATGACCCTGAAGGCTCTTGTCCGTGAGCGTACTGAAGCAGGTAAAGAAATGCCCACGGATATTTTTAACGTGTTCGTAGGAAACCGAACCAAACTAACAAGGAAACAATAAACATGAACAAAGAAGCAAACATCGTGAAACGTGAAAATGCAGGAGCAGTAGCTACAGTTAATTTTGAAGCTGATGCCGATGCTGGCTCTCAGAATATTTCGCAAGAAGATCTTGCGTTACCATTTCTGAAAGTCTTAGGACAACTATCTCCTGAGGTAAATAAAAGGAATGGGAAGTATGTCGAGGGATCAGAACCCGGCATGATTCTCAACACTGTCACAAATGATATTTATGACGGGAGTAAGGGGATAGAAGTTTTGCCAGTTTACTACAAAAGACAACTTGTAGAATGGCAAGACAGAGGTGAGAGTAAAGGCGCTCCAGTAGCAATACATGAAGCTACGAGCGATGTCCTGAGTAAAACAACTCGTGACAAATCCTATAAAGATAGATTACCTAATGGTAATTATATCGAAAATACTGCAAATCATTTTGTAGTTCTCTTGGGAAAAACTCCTACAACAGCTTTGATTTCTATGAAAGCTACTCAATTAAAAATTAGTAGAAAATGGAACTCAATGATGATGGGGATTAAAATGCAGGGGGCAAATGGTTTGTTTACGCCGCCTACTTATAGCCACATTTATAAGCTAAAAACTGTTCAAATGTCTAATGATAAAGGAACATGGTTTGGTTGGGATGTGACTAAGATTGGTCCAGTAAGCGACAAATCTGTTTATACTATTGCAAAAACTTTTGCTGAACGTGTAGGGAAAGGCGAAATACAAGCTAAACCCGAAGCACAAGAAGCCAAAAGGAAACCACTAAGTTTATAAGCTCCGAGGAGTGGGGCGGGAGCGGGAGACTTAACCCGCCCTAATAACTTATTATGCAGAAAGTAAACGAACAGCCGTTGGAGACGTATGAGCACTGGATAGATTCCGGCAGAATTATAATACCGTGCCTAAAGGGGAGGCCCATCGTAAAAAATTGGCAAGCCCCAAGTTTTAAAATATCGAAAGAAGAATGGAAAAATAAATACACCCACTGTGCCATGGGATTAAGATTAGATCAAGATATAGACTTTGATATTGATAATGAATTAGCAAAAAGATTTATAGAGAAATATGCTAGCTCTAGTAGTGCTATCTCAGGTCGCCCAACAAATCCAAGTAGTCATTATTGGTGGAAAGGTACACTAGACTTTAAAAAATTTGCCCTTCCCCAAGAACTTAAAAAAAAGTATGAAAAGTTTCCTCACGGAGCAACACTTTGTGAAATTAGAAATGGAGTACATTATACTATAGTTCCAAGATCTAGGCACAGTAAAAATGATGAAGATGTTGTGTGGGAAAAATATGAAGGCATAAAAGAATATCCAGGGGATTTAAATATGGATCTAAGAAAAGTCGCTTTATCCACTGCACTATGTATTCTCTATGCTGATCATGGTCAAAGAGATGATTACTGCACAGCAATAGCAGGTGTTCTATTAAAAAATACTAAATGGAGCGAAGAAGAGATAAACGAATTTGTTTATAATTTAGCGGTTGAATCAGATGATAATGAAGCTGAAGACAGAGCAGCAAAAGGAACAAGTGGAAAAAAGGCACAAAGAAATTTTGGGATACCTAAACTTGCTGAAATTATTGGGTGTACTACGAAAACTGTTTCAGAGTTATTTGGTTGGATCGGAGTAGGATATGAAATTGTACAAGACAATAGCATAATAGGAAATATTATTGAGTATGGAGAAGATAGATATTTTGTGGAAGTAAAAAAAATTGTAGATGGAGAACCAAAAATACTAAAAATAATAGTAAAAGGAGCAGAACTTAAACAAGTACCATTTCATGATGCAGTCATGAAACAAGCACAAATATGGCTCCCTAAGATGAAAAAGGATATTTTTGATAACATCATGAAAAAGAAATTTGACGCAAGGACTCAGTCAGAAGAGTGGATAGAAGAAGCCGCAGAAGATATGAAATTTATTAAATATTTTGAACAATATATTCATAAAGAACAAGCTTATACGGACAGCTCTAGCCTTTTAGAATATAAGCGTCCTCATTTTAATTTTGATAAAAAGTATTTAGAATTTGACTTAAATAGTTTTGAAGATTTTTTAGACGAAAAAAAAGTGGGAACAGCAAGAGTAGATTTAATTTTAAACATTCGCAGAATTTTAAAAGCAAGGAAGATAAAAGGAAAAATTAAAAATAAATCATGTGTACGCTTTCGTATTAATCAATATGATATTCCACGAGACGATTTAATAGTTGAAGGAGAAGCTACTGAAATGAAGGAGATAACAGATGACAAAGCCTAGATTTGTTGTGGGTCCACCAGGAACTGGGAAGACTCACATATTTTTATTAACTAAATACAAGAAGTTTTTTAAACTTTATGATCCTGATAAAATTGTTTTAATTTCTCATACCAATACTGCGGTTAATGAGATTTTAGATGCAGTTATGAAGATCCCTGAAATTAAAGAGAGGGGCTATCGTAGAAAGTTTTTTGAAGATCGAATATGTACTATCCATCATTACTGTAAAAGAAGACTTGTGCGTAAAGAAGTATTTAATGAACAAGATAATGAAGATTTTAAAAATTTAATCCGCCTTGATTCAGGCTTTGCGCAATCCAAATATGGTTCTGATGTCTATAAAGACCATTCTTTTTTCAAATTTATCAAAGGGGCCTATGGTCATAATCGTACTCTTGAAGAACATTGGCATCATCCCTCTACCGATCGACTGGAGTACAATCCTTACCATTTAAGTCAACTACAAAACTTAGAGGTAGTGTACAAAAACTATAAGAAAAACAATAACTTATACGATTTTGCAGATATGATTCTTGGGTATAATGAGCTCAAAACTGAGTCAGATATTCAAGCGTTAATTGTAGATGAAGCTCAAGATACTAACCGTTCTCAGCTAGAAGCAGTTTTTAAAATGGCAAAGAATGTTAAAGATGGCCACTTCTATTTAGTAGGAGACCCTGATCAAACTATTTTTGAATGGGCCGGATCAGATGCAAAATATTTTCATGAAATGTCTGCTACTCCATGGGAAGATGAAGACACTAAAAAATTAAAAGAGGGGAAAAGATGTGGAGAAGCCATTAATAAATTTTGTAAAAATATTATTGCCCCTGTTTGGAATTACTATGGGTATCAAAGAGACTGGTCTCCTGCCAAAGGAATCAAAGGAAATATTTATGTATTGAATGATCTTAGACCTTCTCACAATTTAAAATTATTGATAGATAAAATACGAAACACAAAACAAACTTTTTTATTTTCTTACCGAGGAAAACCAAGCGATCAACGATTTAAATACTTCTTTGAAACATATGGAATAGAGTATGCTCACATGAACAACTCTTTACATGTTCCTACTAAAGAATTAAAGGCACATGATGAATGGCCGAGTTTTACAGAGGGGGCTCCTAAAAGTAAAAAACAATTAAAAGATTTTTGGTGTTATTTAGGTAGCAAAGCTATTGTGCATGGGAAAGGACTCTTTAAATTTGAAGATTGGATTAATAAAGATTATGTCATAGATGCATTGATTGAAGCAAACCTTTTAAAACCTCAAGCAAAGTTAGTTAAGAATTTTGATTTATTAAGAAAACGTGCAAAAGGGTGTGACGCCAAACAACATGAACGAAGAATGATCTACATTAGAAAGATTATAAAGAGCGGATTTGATTCTGATGGAACAATTAGAGTGAGGTATGGAAGTATTCATAAAGTTAAAGGAACCACTTTTGATAATGTGGTAGGGGATTTGAGTATTTTTAGACGTAAACCTGAACATTTACATGTACAAAAAAGATTAAAGTATGTCATGTTTAGTAGAGGAATCTATGATGCATGGGTACTGCGATCAGAAACAGGGAAGGAGTTAGGAAACTATGGGAACATACGATAAACAAATAGGAGGCAATCACTATCTTAAAATGAAAATTCAGCCAAGTGAATTTGCTAATAAAAATAATTTGCCCTTCGCTGAAGGGAATGCTATAAAATATATCTGTCGACATAAGTACAAGGGAAAGAAGGAAGATCTAAAGAAAGCAAAACATTACATAGATATGATTATTGAAAGAGATTATCCAGACACACCAAACATTAGACCTTTACCACCTGGTTTTACTTTAACTAAAAATCCTGACATGACTCCCATGACCGAAGAAGAGGAGTATCGCAATGCTGGGATTACTAAAGAAGAGGCAGAGAAAAAATAATGTGTACTGCACCTCGAGTAGAGGAGTTAGATCTAACTGGTATTGACATAGTTGCAGTAGACTTAGAAACATGGGATCCCGAATTAAAAACGAAAGGATCAGGAGCGGTAAGAGGTATAGGGAAAGTCTGTGGTATTGGGGTCTGTACCGGAAAACAAACATTTTATTTTCCCATTCGTCATAAAAATTCTGATAAATTAGCCCCTAAAGAAACCTGGGACAAATTAAACAAAATATTATTTCAAAACCCCGACATTAAAAAAGTATTTCACAACGCAATGTATGACGTTTGTTGGATTCGAGCTGAAACCGGCTTAATGCCAAAAGGGGAACTATTAGACACCATGATTGCAGCATCCGTCATCGATGAAAATAGAATGAGATATACTTTAGATTCAATAAGTAAAGATTATCTAAGTGAATCCAAATATAAATATGATCTTAGAGACAGATCTTTAAAAGAATGTGGGATCAAGGACCCTATGAATAATATGCACAAACTTCCCTATAGTTTAGTTAAAGACTATGCGGAACAAGACGTTAAATTAACTCTGAAGTTATGGAAAGTGTTTGAGCCCAAATTAAAAGAAACTATATTTGTGAATCCTGAGGGAGAGAAGAAGACATTACAAAAAATATTTCAATTAGAAACCCAATTATTTCCATGCCTTGTGGATATGAAATTTAAAGGGGTTCGCGTAGACGTTGAAAAAGCGAAACAATTTGGCAACGAACTAGAAACAGAAAGAGACCAGATCATAAAAGATATTTACAACGGAACGGGAATTAAAGTAGAGATATGGGCCTCCGCCTCTATCAAGAAACTTTTAGAGCAGCAAAAAATTAAAGATTATAAAGTAACACCTAAATCAAAGATGCCCCAACTTCCCAAACAATATTTAAAAACACATAAGAATGTACACCTACGTAATATTGCACGTGCCAGAGAATGTGATAAAGCAAAGAACGCTTTTGTAGAAGGACTTTTAAGTTTTGTGCATAAAGGTAGAATCCATGCTGATATAAATCAAATTAGATCAGATCAAGGTGGAACTGTAACTGGAAGATTTTCCATGAGTAATCCCAACCTCCAACAAGTTCCTGCTAAAGGGGCAATCGGAAAAAGAATTAGAGAAATATTTATTCCTGAAGAAGGATGTAAGTGGGGTTCTTTCGACTACTCTCAACAAGAGCCAAGAATTGTGGTGCATTACGCATTAAGGTGGGAACTCCCTGGAACTGATCAGTTAGCAGAAGCTTACCAGAAGGATCCTAAAACTGATTTTCATGGTATCGTCGCTGAGATGGCTAAAATTCCTAGAAGCCAAGCTAAAACAATTAATCTCGGGTTATTTTATGGTATGGGAAAGATGAAGTTACAAAAAGAACTCGACCTTTCTCCTCAAGAAGCGCGAGAATTGTTTTATGGGTATCATTCTAAAGTCCCTTTTATTAAAGAATTATCAAATGGACTAATTGAATTTGCAGAAGAGCACGAACTTATTTATACTTTAGGAGATAGGTTTTGTAGATTTGACAGATGGGAACCTTATGAAAAACAATGGAATGCAGACATTGGAAGATTTGAAATTGAAGTAAAAGTAGAAGAAAAGAAATATAACAAGGAAACAAATAAAAAAGAAACCATTACATCTTACCGATATGAACCTGTTCCTGTTTTAACTAAAGAAGAAGCTAAATTAAGATACAAAGAAAAATATCCGGAAGATACTACTTATAATAATTTTAATGGACACTATCGTTTAGCTTTTACATATCGCGCGTTAAATAGATTAGTTCAGGGGAGTGCCGCTGACATGACAAAACAAGCTATGGTAGACCTTTATAAGGTGGGTATATTACCACATATCCAAATTCATGATGAGTTATGTGTTTCTATTCCAGACACAGAAACAGCTCTAAAAGTTAAAAGTATCATGGAAAAAGCGATTAGACTTAAGATACCAAATAAGGTAGACTTCGCCTCCGGTGATAACTGGGGTGAAATAAAATAGGAGGAACTATGGAAAAAGTGAAACAACTTTGGACATTAGCAAAAGCTAATCCCAAAATATCTGCCGCTATCGTGGTAGTTATTGTTGCTATCTATTTTTTAGCAACGTAGGACTATATGTTACATGGCTTACTTGAACGCAAACATTCCTGCCACGTATGCGCAGGTAAGGAGGGAATATCTTTATGACCTTAAAGAACATCACGGAGAAGTGGAAGACTGCCTACTCTTTGGGATTGCATCGATTACAGGGCGTCCGATACTCTTTCATGCAATTATGGAAAATGGAGCTATATTCTACCGTTTGCCGATATCTGCATTCATACAAAGAGGATTTAAAGCAAGTGAGGTTCCTCGGCTGCGACTTGATGAGTTGGAGCTATGGAATTGCTTTAGTTACTATCCTAGCATTACTTCTTTTGATGTCTTGGACGGTCAGTCCGGTAAATTCCTAGGCAAAGATAAAAAATGGCGCTTAGGTGCGTACCTTTTCACGGTTGACTGGGCTCACCCAGAGAGTAATATAGTCGATACAGATCATTCGGAAATCCCGCACGAACATAAGTGCGCTCACATACTTGCCTTGGATGATGGCAACTATGCGGCTCAGCCAAATAATAGATTAATCTGGAGCATTCCATCTTTCACGGTGAAGGATGAAGTTCCTTTTGATTGGAAGGTACAAACTTCCGAGTGGAATGTAGAAGATAGTAGTAAATGGAAAACAGAAGATACGGATAAGTACTTCTACGGAATTGAGGAAACTAAAAATGGCAAAGTGTAAAGACTGTTTGTGTGACTGTCACTGTAATGTAAGCGAACATTCAGATTCTAATGGTGTATGTCCATGCGAAAAATGTAATTGTAATCCCCAAGGAATTACAGTAAATAATGACGAGTGTTTATCATGTCAATAGACGAAGAAAAAACTTGCAATATGCATACCAAAGAAAAAGAAAAATCAGGTACATGTTGTCAAATAAAAGACGAACAAGAAAAAGCAGAAGCATTAACATATGAACATTCTGTTTTTAAAACAAAGGAACAAAATGAATAAATTATATTTAGTTCTTGCATTATTATTTGCATTAAGTGCCTGCTCGGTAGGCAAAAAATGTACCTATACACAAGATGGAACGAAACTCTCATCTTATGTATGGTTTTATAATGGTGACAAGCCAATTGATTTAGATAAAAATAATTGTAACTAGGATGAACGAAAAGTTAATCACGGCACTACTCGCTATACTATTAGCGCTCGGAGGATGGACACTTCAACGTACATTCTCTCTTTCACAAGATATGGTTTTAATTAAAACCAAAGTGGAGATGATAGAAGATGAGATACAGAGCTTTAAAGATCTTAAGGGCAAGAAGAAACGCAAGAAAAAAAAGAAACAGGACGATTAAATGGATGAAGTATTTAGTATCTTGTATAATCATCGGTTTGTTATTTCTTTTTTCTGTTGGATGTGATGGCGTAAAACATATTATACAAATTGAAGAACCTTTAGATCACACACAAGGAGATGATGGTGGAAAACTAAAGTATAAGATCATTTTTGGAGATCGAGAGCAAAAGGAATAATATGAGAACACAAGATGAGATCATTAAGGATATTAAGACTGTTTTGGAAGAGAAGGTTGCCCCAAGCGTTGCAGCTCACAGTGGTGCTATTACTTTTATTGATTTTGCCAGCGATACTGGCGTGGCTACTCTAAAGCTATCCGGGAGTTGTTCAGGGTGTGCCATGTCTAAGATTACTCTTCAGCGTGGTGTTGAAACTACTTTGAAACATTATGTACCTGAAGTTAAATCAATTGTAGGTCAAGATGATGATGAGGCGAAAGACCAAGGCTACTCTCCTTATTTTCCGAAGGACCAAGAACCTGATTGGGAAAAATTGGTAAGGAAATAATGAAACTAGGACCTGAACAATCGGTACAGATGCCAATGAAGACCGTAATTAGTTTAATTATCATGGTCGCACTCGGCACCTTCGGATTTTTTCAAATTCAGGAGAAGCTCAATCAGCACTCAACTAAAATAGAAATCATGGAGAGGGATTTAGTAATGAATTCTGAGTTCAGAATAAAGTGGCCTCGGGGTCTATTAGGAAGTCTTCCGGCC